TGGAACTCTCAGTCCCCAGCGCGATGCTGGTGTGCCTTCGACACCATACCCGAATGGCGTGTTCGCCAGCGCGTTGCCTAACGTAGCAGCGTTGCGACCGATGTAGCTGCCCATCCCTGCCAGTGACTCACCGAGTCCAGTGAATGGGATGTATCCAGTAGCACCAGGCAGCTTTGGATCAGGTGCAACCAATGTCAGTGGCATGGACAGTGCAGCATTCGGTATACTTGCTACACCAAGCAGATCTTCCTTGGAGCGTGCTAGATACTCCTCAGGCTTGATGAGTGGTAAGCCTGTTCTCGGATCAACAGGTATGGACTCTGACATCAGACTGGTCTTCCGCTTGCACCATACAGTGTTGGCCGACCTGTAGCTGGATCGATCCTAACAATGGGTCTGCCATCGTTAGCTGCCATCCCAGCTTTCACATCAGCATACCCAGGATGGCCCTTGAAGTTCTCGATCTTCGCCACTACTGCGTCCTGCATCGCAACTACACCAGCTTGCGTATTGTTCGGTGCAGGTGTCATCGGTTTCTGTGGTGGACGTGCACTGGGCGGTGCAGAAGGCACGTTGGTTCTAGTAGCAGGCACAGATGGCCGCCCTGGTGGTTGTGGCGCAAGCGCCTGTGCAGCAGGCGGCAACGATGCTGATTCTGGTGCACCAGCGTTTATGCGTGGTATACCTGCCTCATCAAGTCGTGCATCTACTGCACCAGGTTGTCTCCACTGCCTGCCTGTGAACCCCCAACTTTCTTCACCATGTGGTCCCATCACCTTAATGTTTCTGGTCGGCTCTGTTGCTTGTGCATTAGCTGCACCAGCACGTGCATTCGCAGCCCCTTCTTTCATCGCTTCGATTTGCATCTGTAGCGGTGTGCCCTGCGCACCAGTGATCCCACCTGTGAGATTTGCTAGAGAGGCAGCATTCGGAGGGAAGCCTGCTTGCACTGCATGATATGCACCACTCGCACCCTTCTCGAATGTCTCAGCACGTTGCAGGTTGGTAAGACCTCCCTCAGTACTACTGATTATGCTAGGATCAACGTTAGCCAATGCATCAGGTGCCATAGCCCGCAATACACTCAGCCCACCAGGGTGTTGCACAGCATCCATTGCAGACTTAATATACTGCTCTTTCAACTGCTGTGCCAACTGGTCCCTGGCAAAGTCATGTTGTCCTTGCAGCGCATAGTTGTAGTTGCCTTCGCTCGTCGCCCTCTGTATCTGATAGGTGTCGAGCATGTTGGCAGCTTCGGCAGGATTGTTCTGTCCGACAATCTGCGCCAGCACTGACTCGATTTGGAACGGATCAATGGCTGCTGGACTGGTCGTGCCGTATTGGTTTGAGGTTGCCATCACTCCTTACTCCCAAACGTGGCAGTGCCAGTTGGATCGTAGTATCTACTCTGTGGAGAGTTCGTCAGTTCTCGCTGCCATGCATCGACTGATCCACTGTCACCACTATCGAACAGGTTGCCCAGATTGTTCACCAAATCCTTGTTGCTGAGCATCGACCCGATATCCTTACCAACATCAGCAGCAGTGTTCAACTGTCCAGGCACATTACCAATCACACCCTGTCCTGCTGTCTGTCGCTGGTTTGCTGCCGTATTTACACCAGCAGCGCCATATGCAGGTGCAGTACCAGCTTGTTGTGCGCGCTGTGCAACCAAGTTAGCCAATGTGTTGCTGCCTGTCGCTGTGTTGAGGCCAGGATATTGGAACTGCGGTGTGGACAGCGTATACGCATTCGCTGCACTCTGCTCCAGTCCCTGTCTGCGTCCCTGATTGATGGCATCTACGCCTGTGATCGCGTCTGTGCGTGACTTCATCAGGCTATCACGCAACGCGTTATACTGAGTTCTGCCGATGTCAGCCAACACTGGTCCCGCAGCGGTGCCTGATCGCTGGAATGAGCGCAGCGTATCTGCAACCAACGGACGGAATGTAGCATTGCTCGCATTCGTAGCTTGTGCTGTCAGCAGACCAGCGAGTTCATCACTCCCCATGGGCCTGTATGATTGCAGATTGCGGATCGCAGTGTCCGCAGCAGGTCCAGCCTGCGCAGCACGCAACGCTGCTTGTTCATTCGCGAATTGTGCATTGCGCACATCGGTTGTGTTGCGAGAGATGCCGGCCAGATCAGATGCACGCTGTGCTGCTTCAGGCAGCGGACCAAGTACAGTCCTCCATGTGTTCGTAGCAGGATCATACTGCACCGATGAACCGAAGCTATCCTGTGTACCAGCCACGCTGCGTGTGTTGATGAGTGCAGACAGCGCACGCTGATACAGTTCATTGTTCTGCGCCGCGTCAAGGTTCGCCAGCGAGTAGTCATACTTCGTCTGCTGCTGCTGGTTGCCTCGTGTCAGTGTTCCATACGCACTTGACAGCCCACCAAGCAGTGCGCCACCAGCAGCTATTGCAGAGATTGCCATCTACTTCACCGCTTTCATGTAGCTCTGTTCGATTAGCGTGAATCCGAGCTTGGGAAACAACGGCTCTACGTCATACACGGTGCGACACTGGTGCACGATCTGCTTCACGTAGTACATCTTCAACAGTGGTTCAGCAGCCTTCACCAACTTAGAACCGATGCCCACGTTACGATAGCCGAGCTTCACTGCCAAGATATCACAGATCGCAAACCGCACAGTCTTGTGATGTGGATGCATGATGACGATATACATTGCAAACCCAATCAGTTCTTTGTCAGCACCAACACGTGCTGTGATTAGCACGAACTGCTGTGCAGCTTCCTGTTCTGTATAGTATTCCCAATTCATGTCGAGTGGTGGCATGCCTTCATGCGCCTCGGTCGCCTTCCAGTATTCGAGCAAGATAGCACTCATCTCGACGACACACTTCTTCAGTGGCTCAACTTGTATGTCCATCACCAGATGCGCTCACCACCGAACAGCAACACGATCACCAAGATCAACAAGATCAGCCCGATGCCACCAAATCCGCCTGGACCATATGCACCAGAGCGGTATCCGTAGTAGCCACCGAAGCCACCGAACAACACCAGCACGATGACAAGCAACAGCAGGAGGTTCATGTCAACCTCGTATGATGAAGCCGAACACTTTCCAACCGAGTAGGAAGAACAGCAGGAACCCAAGCAACCAGCCACCACGGTTCCAGTATGGTGCACCCGCAGGTGTGAAGTTGCCGAATGCCCAGAAGATAATCCACAGGAGCATTATCAACCAAAAGATGAAGCCGATATCCATCAGAACGCTCCTGTGCTACCGAGGCCACGCTTCGTTGCTGAGTCATCAGGTGGTGGTACATAGCCTGCACCACCGATTGGATTGTTCGCAGTTGGATTCTGCGCACCCTGCACCGCACCACCTGCATTGATCAGGTCGCCCAGCGTGGCATACTGTGTATCACCAACTGCACTCCGCAATGCTCCACCGAAACCGCTCGTATCTGCTGCCACCTTGCCTTGTGCACCAGTGACATACGAACTCGGATCAAACTGGCCTGCTAGGGTCAGCGCGTTTGCATCAGTCCGTGCACCACTGATGTAGTCATTCAACTCATTGCGTTGTTTGCCTAAAATGGTTGTGCCGAGGTCACGAACTGTAGACGCAGCTGCTGATTTCTTCGTGTTCAGCGTATCAAGCGCAGCGTTATAGCCAGCCGGCGTGAGCGTTCCACGCTTCGACGCATTGAGGAGTTGTGTGCTCAGTGGATCGAACTGCTCGTTCACCAGCGTGCTGACATACGGATCAACTAGTGTATCAGGCAGGGCAGTGTTCGCGTAGTTCGGTGTGAATGTTGTGTTCAGCGTGTTCAGTGCACCTGTGCGTTTGCCACCAAGCACGCTATTTATGATTGTTGACCCAAGGTCTTTGGGGAATGCAGCAGCAGGGTTGGGGTCCAAGTCCTTGATTGAACCAAGATCACGCTTCAGTTCAGTCGTAATGTCATCCATGTATGCGTTCGGGTCCACGCCTTGCCGTGTAAACTCCTTCGTCACAGATGCCAACGCATCATTGTATGCATTGGTCTTCAGTCCTTGGAAGTCTGTCTCACTCTTGGCGGCTGTATCAGTCACCTTCTGTGCCGCTGCATCCGATGTTGCTTTCTCGTCAAGTTTCCGCTGTGCAATCTCTTCGTTCAATTTCTCTGCACCAGTCTTACTACCGGCGGTAGTAGGAGCCATACCCCAATATCCACCGCCGTAGTTGACTGGCAAACCACCAGTGCCAATGCCTGGATCATCAGTGAATGTCATGCCATTCACCGGGTCGGTATACACACGAGGCAACGGCGGTGCTACCGGTGCTGCACCACCACCCCCACCACCCTTGCCTCCGCCACGCGCTACACGCACATGCAGCGGCTGTCCACCTTCGCTAAACATCACGCTGCCCTCTCATACTTGTAGATAGTGCCAAACCGAGTGAAGCCCATGTGCCGATACAGTGCATCGACAGCCACCGTACGGATACCAGCCACATCCCCAGACTGAACAAGTAGAGCGCCCTTATCATCGAGGCACCAGTTAACAAACCCACGCATGAGACGCATGCCAATCGCTGCACGCTTCGGTGCGCCTTCGCGAACATACCACGCATCCTCGACACCCATCAGTTTGGGACTGAAGTAGAACGTCACCACTTTACCACACACCGCACCGACGTAGCCACTTGCGTCACGTGCCAGTCGGAAGTAGTAGTTCGGATCATCCATGACGCTGACCATCGTGTGTCGGCAGTAGGCCCAATCGAACTCTGGTCCGTCGCGTCCATACGTGCCTAGTTCGTGCAACTCCTTCGCCAATCCAACCGCATACGCGAGGTTGTCATAGCTTAGCGGCACGATCCATTCAGCATGGACTGTGGAAGACATCAACGCCTGATCCCACCATGCACGTAAGCTATCGACACACTGATGAACTTCAGCTTCCTCGTAGTCGTGCCGATGAATTGCAACTTCATCAGCTTGAACTTCGTGGTCCAAGCATACAGGCGTTCATCACTGCTGCGTCTACCACCACCATATGGCCTGTCACCATACGGCACATTGCCATAGCCTCCCGCGCCACCACCCATGAATGTCATACTGAGCATCGGCTGATCAACGCCCTGGCTCGACACGATGTTGTCTACGAACGCCTGACATGTGAACTCCGCATCACCCTGTGTGTCTAGTGCGATGTAGCGCGTCTGCTTGATATCCATGCGCTTCTTGAAGTCAGCCCACGGCAACTCCCACTCGAATGTGATCGGCACACCATTGCCACTATTGATGGCAGGATCAGCCAGAAAGTCAGTGTTGCCGGTGGGGTTGTCGAAGTCATACGAATATAACTTGTTCCCCTGCGCGAAGATGATGTTCTGCAACGCCGTGCGGCACGCAGCTTGCCACTTCCACCCACGTAAGCGTGCCCATGCCTGTATCTTCAAGCCAGGGATGTTGGTGTAACTGAAACAGATCGTCTCAGTCAGTGTCACACCGTCAGCAGCAAACTGTGGCACGAACAGCATGTAGCGGAAGTTGCGCAGATCATAGACTGCAAACACATACTTGCTGATTTGTGCTTGTGTCAGCGGCTGCAACATTGCAGTAGTCATCGGATCGATCAGGTGACTGGCTCGCACGGGACGCAGTGTGTTGAACACGTTCACACGCGCAATCGAGTTCACTCCCACATTGTCACAGTAGAAGGTATCGTCTCCCACTGAGATGAGCGACCTGTGCGTGAGGCACCCATACTCTTCGATGAAGCCGTCGTCGCTGGGAGTGTGCACGGCTGGCGATCCGGTGTAGATGCCGAGGTTAACTGGTAACACTCCGC